CATGTGTTATTTTATATGGAGTTGAATAAAAAGAACCTCTACCATCTCCATAATAATATTTACCATAATTAGGAAAATCTATAGTTAATCCATCAATAGCATTATATTTTCGTAATTCTCTACACAAATAAGAATGGGGTGGAACTCCCTCTATTTCATAATGATAATTCCACCAAAAATATAAACTTTTTTGATAATATTGGATATTTCCAATTAAAGGCGCACCATAAGAAAGATAAGGATCATCTAATTCTGCAATTACTTCAAAAAGCCAAAGTGCAGGACCACCAGTAAAGGGATTTCCTGTTAGCCATCTAGAACCAGGAGCAATTAATAATTCCATTGTTTTAACAAAATAAGCTTTATCATTTCCAAAGCTAATAAGGCCATACCAACAACCTTCAAGTTCTACAAAGTCAGAAATATAACGAAAATCCATACCATCTTGTAAAGCCCAAAATCCAAATCCAGCTTGTGTTGTTTGAATTAAAATATTTTGTGGTTCTACACCAGTAAAACCAGAAAAATGTACTACAATCCAATTAGATATTACTATAGGTGTTCCTGTAGGTGGAATTGATGGAATATTTGAGCCTACATATCTTTCATAACCCATCCAATTATAGTAATTACCATCATCTTTATTAAAAAATAACATTAATTCAAATTTTTCATAGGAACCAAATACATCTTCATACCATTCACCTTCAACTTCATAATGAATTGAAACAGAATATTGTCTTGTAACACCACCAACTAATACAAGTTTGTATGGTGTAACTGCTAAATTTTCATTAAAAGAAATATAAGGATAATATTCACTATATGTCCACCAAGCAGTAGGCCCATAATTTTCATATACATATGTATCGAATTCAAGACTTCCCTCACCAGGAACATAGGGACTCCATTCTCTAGGTAAACATGGATAATAAGAAATACTATCATTAATAACAAGAGAATGAACAGAATCATCTCTAGTATCTATATAAAAAACATCATAGCTAAGATAATCAATATCCTCTATTTGTTCTCCATATCCAATTTTATAATTTTGAGAAGCACTACCAATACCTTGCCCATATTCTAAACATCCATAACCATCCCAAATACTTTCTTCATAACTCCTAATAGCAACACAATATATTAATCTAAAATCACCACCATCAGGAGTATCTATATGACGACTAAGATTATCCCAACCAATACTAACAACTCCACTAGAAGCAATGAGTATATTTTCACCAGTTAAAGAATCAACTTTAAAAATATTTCCATTATAAGCAGAAAAAGTATAAAAATATTTGTATTCATGGTGAGAAATAGCACTTTCTAAATAGGAATGATTGAATATATTGTCTAAATACCAATCAGTTGATTCAAATATTTCACTATTAGTTAATAATCCAACAACTTCAGCAGAAACAACTGGTAATTGTGGTTGCTGACCAATGGAACCTGACAAAAATAAATAAGCAGTATATCTCCAAGGAACAGCAGAAGCACCAAAAAATTCTAATATATCAGGATCAATAGTTTGTGTTGCAGTTCCTAAATAAGATGTATAAACAATATCTCTAGAAAGTAAAGCACAATCACCAACTCCAGACATTAATGGAGAATCATCAAGAAAAACTGTACCAAAACCACTAATTTCACCCTCAGAAAAAGCAACACAAAAAGAAGCAGTATAATATAAAGTTTCTACTTCTTCTCCACCAGCAAATAAACCTCCAATCATTCCACCTTTACCACCAACTTCAGTAGTAATAATTTTAGTTCCTGTTTCTCCAATTGCAATTAAAGTTCCAGCATATTTATTAGTTCCATAACAAAGAGGAACTGGCATATTTCTAGAAAAATTATTAAATGTTATTTCTTCTATTTCAAAATCATTTCCTTCTTTATCTTGAAAAAAAGAATAAATAATACCACCAACTATTATTGCAATTTGTAAATAAGTTCCCCAACCACTACTAATAGTTCCACCAGTAGCTCCTACAGGACTATTAACTTGATAACCACCACTTGTAGTTAATGCACCACCACTAACACCAGTAGTCATTTATAAAAATCCCTATGTATTAGTAACTAATATAACAGCAGGTGATAAAATCCAATTAGAATTAACTTGATAAACTTTAAAAGTTAAATCAGTTTCAAAACTTCCATTATCTGATTCATTCATAGCAACTGTATAAGTATAAGTAGTTGTATCTGTATCAAGAAAAAGTTCTCTTAGTAAAGTTAAACCACTTGTTACATAAACCTCTACTTTAAATTTAATTATTGTTCCAGAAAGAGAACCATCACCATAACCAGAATAATCTCCATAAGCATAACCATATCCTTGATTTATTCCCATTACAATAGGATACCAATTTAACTCTGCATCTGTAGCAGTTAAAAGTGTATTATCATTCCCTTGATCGTTTAAATCTAATAAAGAAATGAAACTTGGAGTATTAGCTAATCCACCAATTGTAATTGTAAAATCTGGTGCTGTATCTGGATCAGCTAAAATACCAGAAGTAGTTATAGAGACTGCTCTAAAAACATATTCTCTTCCAATTTCTACATCAGTATATTCATAAAAATTACTTAAATTCTGTCTTAAATAACAATATTCTGTATCTGCATGAGAAGCAGCAGTTGTATTATTATAACCTCTAACACAATCTACAAATTGAAAGTTTATATCATCAATAGAATCATAATAAATTTCTTCATCTTCAATCCAAAAAGAACCAGAAGCAGGGAAAGATTCATACATTGAAGAATCATCATATATAAATGTAGTATCATCAGAATCAATAGAAGCACCTAATCTAACACTTGGAGTAACAACAGCAACTCTAGAATAATATTCCCATTCAGAACCATTTTGAACATAAATAACAGCACCAGCCCAATAGGTAAAAACTGGTTTCTTAAAACAAAAATACAATTTATAATTCAAAGTATCTTCAATTACTACAAATCTTTCTACATGATCTGGTTTTGAAAATGGATTAGGAATATTATAATTTATATTTGTATGAACTGGTGTAAAACCATCATGTAAAATACCAGGAACATATTCAACAAAAGATAATTTAGTATTATAATCTTCTAATTCTTCTTTTCCAACTAATCTAAATAATTTTCCAGACCATTGAGGAATTTGATGGGTAACACCTACAACATCTCCCATTGAGAAAAAATAACCAAGAAAATCAGTTTGAATATTACAAAAATATTTTATATTGCTTTGCCAATCTAAAAAGAAAGAAGCCATTCTAGCAGCTTGTGTTTTTCTTCTAACACCATCCAATCTAATAGTTTGTTCTCTAATCTCTCCTGTCATATTTATGTCATAAACATCATCTTCTTCAGCATAATCCCATCTAAATTCATCATCTCTATTTATAAATTCAACCCTAATTCTATTAAAAGTTTCTCTTGTTTTCTTTCTATAGTAATCAAAAGATTTAATATTTTGTTTTGAAATTGTAATAGTATTACCAATTTCTAAAGTCTCAGCTAAACTATCTGCAAGATCAGCATATGTAGAAGTATTAGAAATGATAATTATATCTTGTTGTAAACCAGTTTTTCTAGCAATATCCCCCATCCAATAGTTTGTTGGAACACCAGAAAAATCAGCATAAAGTCTAGTACCTATACTTTGTTGTGTAATTGTATAATTTTCTATATGATTATCTGCAAGATATAATACTGGTTCTTCATCTGGCATTTGAATCTTTACACCAACTTTTCCATCAACTATAAAAAGAAATCCTCTACAAGTAGCAAGCATACTTTGAACAATATCAAATCCTTTTTGTTTTTCATTTATAACATTTGAATATCTAAAACGTGGTTCGGTTCCTCCATTACCATTATCAACTAATACATCACAAATATCAGAAGCCGTTTTCCAAGAACAATTTGGAGTATCTGGATCTCCATCTAGATCATCTGTATCAGCACCAATAGCATATCTAGTATTAGTTAAAAAATCATATAAAACTCTAATTGTATTTGCTTCTGTTTCTCCAGGTTCAACTAATAAACCATTTATAATACAAGAAAGAGTAGGAAGAGAATTTGCAGAACCTAAATCACCAGAACAAACAACATAAGCAGTATATCTCCAAGGAATAGCAGCAGCACCTAAATTAGTGGAAACAAGAGAATCAATGGCTTGAGAATCAGTTCCTAAATATTCAGAAAAAGATAGATCTATTTTATCTTCTTCTTCAATTTCTTCTAACGAATTATCATTTATAAAATAAGAAACAAACCCACCAATTGTTCCTTCACTAACTGCTACTGCAAAATCAGCATGATACATAGGAGCATATTGGGGATTCTTTTTATTTCCTTCATTTTCCATACTAACATAATTTTCACCAATCCAAATTACACCACCATAAACTTTATCTTGACCATAAACAATTGGAACTGGCATATTACGAATATAAGTATTAACACCCAAATCTCCCAAATCTGGTGGCTTTGGAGGATCAGGAGGATCAATATAATAACCAATTGTTCCACCCAATGACATTCCAAGTCCAGCACCAGCAGGACCACCAAAATAATAGCCAATTACAGCACCTATGCCTGCTCCAATTAATTGACCTGTAGAAGTTCCACTTCCCATTTAAATATCCTCAAGATTCTTTAAACGCATAAAACCAGAAAATCTATTTTGCCAATATTTTTGATCTAATGAATCTCTTTGTACTCTTCTACCACTTCTAGCATGAATAAAAAAATTATCTTTTTCATAAATACCAGCATGAGTTATTTTCTTTGCAAATATTCTAAAAGTAACTAAATCCCCAGGTATAGGATTACTTACAGGATAAAAATATTTTAATAAACCATCTAAATATCTTTCTTCATCAGCAAACCAAAACCAATTTACTTCATAATTTTTTCTATCACCATCTGGTATATGTGTTAATCCTGCTCTTCTAAAAGCAAGCCAACAAAATCCTAAACAATCAACTCCATGTCTTGTTCTTCCTCTATGTCTAAATGGAGTATTTAATAATTTCTTAGCTTCAGTAACAATTATATTTTGAATATCATTTTCCATAATTATCTTCTATAATGTAGGTTTTTTGGGTACATGAGGGAAACCACCATAATTTATGTAATCATTAAAATTAGCAATACAAACATCTGGATTTTTTGCACATAATTTTTGTAATTTAACAGAAATTCCAATTGCAGGAGTTCCATCAAAAAATACTCTCAATGTAGCAGTTGTAGCTGTACTTGATACAATAGGTCTTACTTGTCCTGCTAAATCACCAGTTAATATTTCAGCATAACCAGGAACAAAAAAATTAGTTGCTAAACCAGTATCAGCAAAAGTTAAAATTTCTTCTGTAGTTCCTGCAATTGTTGTAATTGTTGCATCATAACTATCTTTATCTATAGTACACCAAGTAGAACCAAATAACCAATTACAACCCACTTGAAAAATTCTAGCAGGATAATCTCTTTCAAGTATTGGAAATGGACTAACTGACATTGTTACCCATTTATCATCACCTTTTGGTTCATCTAAACAACCATCAAACAAAATAATATAATTTGCTGAATTAGAAAGAAAATTAGAAAATACTAATTTACCAACACATCTTTTTCTATTTAAAGCACCAGAAGCTACTAAAGATCTAAAAGCTAAATCAACATTATCTAATCCTACTTCAATATCATTTATAATTGTTCCTTCTTCACTTTTAATAGTAGAACGCTTTATTGCTAACGCAGTATAAGTAATTACACCAAAAACAATATCACTTGTATTAGCAACATAATAATGAGAAGGAGTTGTATAAGGATCTACTAAATACAATTCATAAATAGTTAAGGGTTTAGAAAATAATCTATAAAATTCAGGAGCAATAATTGTAGGAATATTTCTAGCCATAAAATTTATCCTTAAATTAAAACTTCTTCAAATTTTACTTCTATTTCCCAAATATCATATAATTGAATAGTTTCTTTATAGTAAACATATCTAACATAAATAGAAGCTTCAGCACTTATATGATCTGGTACAGAAGTCCAATAAAAAGGTTCTGTAGAACCATATTGAGCATTAAAATGCCCTAAAAGAATTTCTCTTTCAGCATTAGTTTGTATTCTAAAAAATAAGGTCCACATTCTCATTGGATCAGTAGATTTTAATCTTGTTTTCTTTTTCATTCCTTCCATATCAGTTGAAACAACATTCCAAATAGGAGCATCCGGTTCTGTTCTGTGGGAGATCCAACTGAAATTAGCCATAACAGTCCTTCCTATGTCTTTTAATAACAAATTTCCTTATTATTATTCCCATTGATCTATTTTTAATTTTATAATGATAAATCAATAAAGTATGATCTATTTTTAAATATTTTGCCCAATCTTTTAATATCATAGTTTTACCATTATAAGTTATATAAATATTATTTCTTCTATTCCTATTTTGTTCTCCAATAGTAGCCCATTTACAATTATTTGGTTCATAATTCCCATTATTATTTATTCTCTCAATAGAATATCCTTTAGGACATTTCCCCATATCTTTATAAAAATTTTCAAATGAATTTAACCATCTACTACAAACTTTTATTCCTCTACCACCATAGTATTTATAAGAGGAACTATTTTTTTTATAACATCTTCTTTTAATACCTCTCCAAGATTCATATTCTTTACTCACTCTTTTTCCAATAGAATGTCCATGTGTTTTAATTTTTTCTGTAATAAATTTTCCTTTTAAACAACCACAACTTTTTGTATGTTCACTTTTTAAATATCTAACAGGATAACTTTTAATACTTCCACAAACACACTCCCCTAAACAAGAATATCTATAATTTTTCATAAAAAATTTTAATATTTTAAAATTACCAATTTGTAAAACTTTTAATTTATATCTCATAATTTCTCCCTTCTATTTCTGGTTCCATATAATGATACCATAATAAAAAGGAGATTACAAGTTTATAAAAGATTTGCCATTTCTATGACCTCTTCACGGAAGATCTAATACTTTTATTATTCTTAATTGCTTTTACCATTTGTGCTTGTAAAAAATCAGAATTTTTCATTAAAAATTCCATACCAGTTTGTGTATCAACAGCATTTATACTTAAACTCATATTAACATTAGTTGTCTCACCACCATTACCAAAATTATTCATTTTAGACATTGGAGTTACTAATTCAGATTCTTTTTCTCCAAATGTATAATTAGAACCACTTTTTAAACCAACTCCAAATACAGGTTCATTAATAATACCACCTTCAGCATATCCATAACTCTTTGCAGCCATAGTACCAAACTGTAATACCTGACCAGCAAAATTACCTATTTGTTGTCCTTTAGCACCAAATAAAGAACCAATTCCAGAAATTAAAGAACTAGCAGAACTCATAAATGAAGTAGAAAGTTGTTTAGAAGAAGTTTCTAATTTTTCAAGATTTTCTGTAACATTTTCTAATGGTTTATTTAAAGCTTCTAAATTCTCTTTTGCTTCAGCAGTACCACCATATAAACCAGCCCCCATTATTCCAGCACCACCAATACCTAAACCAAATGATTTTCCACTAAAACTTTGTAACTCCTTTTCTAATACTTCTCTATATTTAAAAGTAGGACTTATAGGATCATACCAAGGTCCACCCACATCTGGATTAGTTTTTAAATAATCATCTGGATTAATTCCTTCAAATGGAGGTTTAGTCATATAAACTGGTTTACCTTTTTCATACATTGTTCTAGCTCCAGCTTCATTAGCCATCATTTCACCAAAAAGACCTCTATAAATATCTTCTGGATCTTTAAAACCAGGAGCATTAATATTACCTGTTCCTTTAATAACACTTAAAGTTTCAATATCTTTTTCCATATATGAAATAGCATTTTTTAAACCTTCTTTAAAAGTAACTAAAGAATCCATTACTTTTGGAACAACTTCTTCATTATATCTTTCTATAGATACTTCAGAAGATTGTTGAAGAAATGTAAGTTTATTTTCTCTTAAATAATCAGTAAATGCAGATAATGAAACTACATCACGTTGTTCGACTTTTTCACCAGTTTTAGCAGTATATTTAGTAGCACCTTCAAGGGGTGTTACTATTTGATTTTCTTTCATAAAATCAACAACATTTATAGCTTTTTTATAAGAATTAATATATTCAAGAGTATTTTGATAATCTATTGGTAATTGAATACCAGCACCAAGAGCTGACCCACCACTAGGCCACCCTTGTAAATAATTAACTCCATGTTGTGTTTCATGTGCTAAAGCTTCTTTTTTAGTATAATAAGCAGAAGAAAAATCATCTATTAAACTTCCAATATCAAATCCAAATTCTTTATCTTTTCTACTAAAAAATGCTGAATCTGTTAAAGCATTTGAAATTGTTGCTTTATAATCTTTCAATTCAGAAATATTTTCATATAAATTTGGATTCTCCCAAAGTTCTCCTAATTTAGTAACATATGTATCAGCACCATTCCTAAAACTTTCTATAGCTTTATCAATTTCTTTTCTATTTACCATAGATTCCATTGAAGGAAGTTCAAACATTTCTAAACCACCAAATTCAAATGTTTTACCAGCTTTTTTGGCAGCTTCAAAACCTTTAGCTTTATTTCCAAGAAAGGTGCTTCCAATCATCCCAGGTCCAAAATTCATTGCTGTATCTAATAACTTTCCAGTACCTTCTTCACCATACAAATGTGATTTTGATAGAATACCAAAGGAATTTTCAATTGAATCTGCCATATCCTTCATCATTGCATCAGGATCATTCCAAGCTTTTGAAAATCTACCAACAAAATAATCTATTCCTTTATTAAAAGCTTGTGTAAGTTTTTCGGCACCACGTTCTTGAGCTTCTAGAAAACTTTCATCTGGACCCTGTGAAAGATAATTTCCTACAAGACCTCCATCATGGAATTTTGGTAAATTCTTTAATTGCTTTTCAGTTAATACAAGTTCACCTTCTTCTAAAAGTGCTAATACTTCATTTTTTTCAATACCAGGAATATTTTGATATTTACCACTTATTTTTCCACCACTATGATATGTAGGAAGAGAAAATAAATCTTTAAATCCACTAAATAAATCTGTAACACCAGTACCTATATTTCCAAATGTATTTCCTCCACCAAATCCTTTACCAAAATCAGTAAAAATATCATTTACTACTTTAACTGGTAAAGGATTTATCATACTAATTCCACTTAAAGGAGATTCCTTTTCTCCACCAAAGCCGCCAAGGACACCACTTAATTTTGAAATCCAAGTTAAAGGATTATATGCACCACCAGCAACTCCTTGAAATCCACCCTTTTGATTACCAGCAGAAGATAATTGTTTCATTAAAGGTTCTACAACATTAAATTGAATAAATGCTTGTGTAAATTGTTTTAATGTATTTGTAAAAAAATCTTGTAATGTTTTACTAAAATTCTTAAAATCCCAAAGTGCATCATTTAAAGCAGTAGAAAATCCTTCAGTAAAACCTTCTGCCATTTCTTTCATGCGTTTCCAAAATGGTTCTTGAACATCTTTAATTTCTGATTCAGTAAATTCTTTATCTAAACGAAGTTGTTCCTCTAAAATTGATTTATATTGTTTAAAATTAGCATCATTTACACCCCAAAGTTTCTTCTTTTCATCTATTTCTTTTTCAATTCCCAATCTCATTTGTTCATGTGCTATTATTAATTTATTAATAGAAGCAACTTGTTTATCATATGGATTAACAGATTTTTCTAAAATATCAGCTTGTTTAGAATAGTTATCTAATTGTTTTCCAGAAATTTCATAATATCTTTCAGTTTCCAATTTCAATTTTTTAATTTCAAAACCTGTAGCTGTTAAACCTTGAAGATGAAGTTTTGCAGGAGTATCCCAATAAAAAGCTTTTTCAATCTTTCTATCAAGATTTTCATATTCTTTAACTAACTTTTCTATTTCAGATAATTCTGTACCTAACATTTCTCTTTTTAAATCTTCATAAGTATCTAAATATTCTCTTGTAGCATCTAACATCTCCCGATTTTTCCAAGCTTCAGCAGCTAATTCAAATTCTGCTCTATTTTGAGCAACATATTTATTTTCTTCTGCTAATTTAGCAATCTCTCGCAAATGATCCTTATATTGACGTTCTACTTTATCAAATGGAGTTAAACTTCCTAACTTATCATATAAATCCATATATTGATCGTAAAGTTCTTCAGTTGTTTTACCTTTTTCTTTTTTATTCATTTTAGCCAAATATTTATTCGTAATATCATCAGCATTAGAAAATTTAGCTTGAAAATCTTCTAATGCTTTTATTTGAATTTCAAGCATTTCTTTTTTTCTTTTATTTTCTTTCAAATTAGAATCAGGAAGATTAACAATTCTTGGGCCTGGAAGAGATGTTTGTTTAGCAGTATCTTGTAAATCTAATAAAACATTTTCAGCAGTAGTTCCCAAATTAACTATCTGATTTATAGAATTTTTAGTAGTCTCAAAAATATCTTTATTTATATTTTGATGTGTATTAGATAATTCATTAACTATTTTTACATCAACTTCTATTAATTTAACTTTTAATTTATTAAGCATTTCATTGGAAATTTTCATTTGTGTTTCTAATCTATCTTTAAACTCTTTAACTCTATCTTCTCCTTTTTCTTCTTTTGTAAGAGATTCTTTACGCATATTATTTAATTCAGTATAAGTATCTATTAATCCTTTTCCAACTCCAGCAGAGGCATTAATTAAATCAACAAAAGATTTATCAAAATCCATATTTTTAAATAAATTATGTATTTTTTCAGCACTTTTTTCAGCACTTTTAAATCCATCTTTTAAATCTTTAACATAATCAAATTTTTCAAAAGGATCTAAAAATGCTTTTTTAGCTTTTTCTAAGTATTCATCAGCCTTTTTAAATTCTTCAAGTGCTTCTTTTGTACTTCCAAACTCACTAAGCCAAGCTGCTCTTGTAGCATGTTTAAATGCTCGCAACATTTCTAAAGCAGATTCTATCCACTTAATAGAAGTATATATTGGTGCTAACCAAAATTTAAAAGCTGCACTAATAACTAAAATTGTTTTTAACAATCCCTCAGTAATTTGAGCCATTCCTATTAATTCATCTTTTGCTTCTCTAATTGGAGTACCCCAAAAACCAAAACCAGAACCAATAAAATTTACTGTTTCTATAAAAGCTTCAAAAATAAGATATGTAGCTGATCCAAGAGCATTTATAGTCTGTATAATAGAAATTATAGATGCTCCAATTTGTTTAGTTAATTCCCAAATTATTTCAAAAGAAGATTTTATACCTAGTGCTATATTTTTTCCTAAATCAGTTAAACCCTCCCCTGGAGATCCTAAAGTAGCAACAAATTTCTTTATATCTTGGGCTATAGTAAGTGTTGTATCTTGTAAAGCAATACGTTTAATATAACTCCATATAGCATTTAAATTATTAACTTGTGCTTTATATTCATTAGATATTTTTTCATTCATTGTTCTAACAGCATCTAAAGATTCAGCAATTCCTTCAATTACAGATTTTCCTTCTGATTTCCATATAATCATTTGCTTTTTAATATCAATTCCCATTAACAAAAAAGCCATTGCTACTTGGTCAGTTGCTCTTTGTGTACCTCTTAATAATGCATAAATTTCTTGTCGCATCTGAGTACCAGCATTTGACATACCCTCAGTTAATAATTTAACAGAAGAAGCAATTGTAGAAATTCTTTCAACATCTTTATCATCTCTTATAAAAACCCCTGCTTGAGCAAAGGTTTTTGTTACCATCATTAAATCTTCCATTGTAGCATAAGTAGTAGCTGCTTTATGTTGTAATTTATCCATTAAATCAGAAGAAAAGTTATAAAAATAGTCAAAACCAATTGAAAAAGACTTACCCATAGATAAACCAATAGAAGCAGCTAAACCAAAAACACTAGCTCTAAACTCAGAAACTTCATTTAATGAATCTAAAAATAATCTCTTAACTGCTTGAACTGCTCTAGTAGCCATATAATAAACAGCAGCTATTTGCCATCTTAAATCTCTAAAATATTCCCAAAATCTAGTTAAAGGACTTTTTGCTGCTTGTTGTTCTTGTGCCCTCATCATTTTTGCCATACCAGCAGCATCTTGTCTTACAGATTGAGATACCTTTGTATATTCCGCTCTAAGTTTTTCAAGATTAGCTATTTCAGGAGTTGCATCAATAATTCCTTTCTTTGTTAAATTTTTTAAATCATTTATCATTGTAATAATTTTTTGTCTATTTTGTTCAAAAGTACCTTGTAAGTCTATAAAAGCAGCTTTGGATTTCTGAGCAGAATCTATATTTTCTTGTTTATATCTTTTAGATTGATAAATAATATTATCATATTCTTTTTCTATTCCTTGCATTGTTGATTTTAATTCTTTCCATAAACCACTTCCTTCAGCAGTTCCCATAGACTTAATATTATCTAAAAATTTACGGCCAGAAGCAAGAACTCCAGATCCAAGAATATTAGCATCGGGAATAGTTTTCTTTAATATACTTGTTTGCTCTTGTAAAACTTTTATTTGATTTTGTACAGCAGCACCATAATTTTCTAATGCTTTTATTTTTATTGCATTTGTTTCTTTTGTCTTTTCTACTTCAATTTTTTGACTTTCAAGTTTTAATGCAAGAATATCTTTTTCAACTTTTTCTACAGTCTTTTCATATAACTTAATATTCTTTTCAGCCTCTTTATATGCTGAATGAGCTTCTAAAATAGAAAATGCATTATCTCCACCAGTTTGTAATTTTGTAGTTCCTTTAGTAGTAGCATCAAATACATTTTTTCTAAATACTTCTGTTTGTTTACTTATATTAGCAAAATGTTGTTCTGATTTAAATACAGGTCCAGTCAAAACCATTTTTCTGGACATTTCAGCAGCAGCTAAATATTCCTTTCTATATTTACCCAATTCTGTTATTAAATCTTTAACACTTTGTAAATCTTGTTTTAAAGCAGTATCTTTCGGTCTTGATTTAGATAAAGTAGTCAATTCATTTTTTATAGCAATAAGACTATTTTTAAATGTATCAATATTAGAAATAGAAGCTTTAATTCCTTCACCAATTCTTTGAATTGCTGCTTTTCCACCTTCACCAAAAGCATTAGCAGAAGATAAAACTTTCTGAAAATCAGTATTTAATTTATTAAAAACACTTTCTAGATTAACTGGTGCTATTTGTTTTAAAGCATTTTCTCTAATAGCAGAAATACTATTTTCATATCTCTTTTCTCTGTCTACTCTAGTTTGTGATAATTTACCTTGTGCAGCAGCAGCTTCATTATATTTAGCAATTATATCATTTAAATGAGTAAGTGTATTTCTCCATTGTTGTTCATTTATAGCTTTAGCTGCATCATTAGTTTGTTTCTCATATGCTAAACGAGCTAATTGTTCTGCTCGTATTGCTTCCGTCTTTTGTTTTTCCAATACTTGTAATGATTTTGCTAAGTTTTGTTCTTGTACTAAAGCTTGATCTAAAATTTTCTTTCCAGAAAGAGCATTTTTAACATCTTCAGAAAGATTTCCAGAAACATTTTTTATACTTTTAAGTGCTTCAACACTTTTATTTGCTAATGTAGTAATAATCTCAGATTGTTTTGTAGCAGATTTAGAAATATCTTTAATAGAACTTTCTGCTAATTTTCCAACATTAGCATAGGTTCTAATTTGCATTTCTTCTGTTTTTTTAGCTAATACTGCTCTAGCTGCTTCTGCTTTTCCAAGTCTTTCACTTACATTTGTTCTATATTCTTCAGGAATATTACCAGCATCAAGTCTTTTTTTCTTTAGATCTTTAGGGACTTTTACATCTTCTTCCCTATAAACCACACCAGCCTTCTCAGCAGCTTTCTTAGCAGTTTTCTTAGCAGCTTTATCAAGATCATCTAATATTTTTTTTGCTTCTTTTAATCCACTAATATCAATATCAAGTGTAGTTTTCTTAATTTTCATCTCAGATAAAGATTTTAATGAACGCTCTATAGCTCTAACTGTAGTTTCAGTTTCTCTAGAGGTTTGTTTTAAAGAAGATTGTAGTTCATTAAAACCTTTATGTAGATTTCCAATAATACCAGCATTTGCAGTTTCAAAAGAACTGGACATTTGTTTGGCAACATTTCTAAAACTTTGTCCAATTCCAGAAGACATTTTTGTAATATCTTCTGTTACCTTTTGAAAGCTTTTAGAAATAGAAGCAAATTCATTTTCTACTTTTGCACTAATAGTAATCGGTATTGTTACGCGATCATCATCCATCTCAATCTACCTTTTATTTATTTCTTAAAACGTAATAATCTCTTCTTCCAATTCTTATCTGCTTCCCAAGTAACATCTTTTTGTCCAGATAATTCATAAAAAATCTTTTCTAATTTTTGCATGTATTTCTTATTACCAGAAAAGGCTGCATTAATATCAGAAATTACAGTAAGTCTTCTTGTAATTTCATCCATTTCTACAGCCTTTCTGAGTACCAAATATTTATCAATAGGCATACTCTCTAAATCATCAAGTGAAACCCCTCCATACATTATTCTGCATATCTGTACATACTCCTTAGCTTGATTTAAGATTTTTTTTCCTCTTGTCCTAAATCTCCACTAATAATATCATTAATAAGTTTAATAACACGAGACATTAAACGAGTAGGCCATTCAGAAACTTCTTCTTTAGTTACATCAGCAACAGCAAGACAAATAAAATCCACTTGAAAATTAAAAAGATCATCAATAGAATCTTCAAAATCTTCAGGAGGTTCCGCAGTAGATTCTTCTTTTAAAAGTTTTTCTCTTTTAGTTTGTTTTGTAGAAACTTCTTTGGAAAGAGCAAAGAGTTTCTTTGCCTTTTGACTAGAAATAGGTGGAATTGTATATTCTTTTTCACCAAATTTAAAACTTACTGCTTGTCCTAAATCACTAAAATCAAACAATTGTGTCGTAGCCATAAATAATTTCCTCCAATTTAATAGTAACAGCGTTATCAGCATTTTTACAATTGGTTAGGGGATTTCTCCCCTAACCTCACCAAAGTAATAAAAAATGTTACGTTGAATCCCAACCACCAATTCGGAACAATTGATCTCCAGAAGTTCTACCATCATCAATCAATCCAACAAATTTACAAGCCAACACTCGTTGATTTTCAGTCGTGTAACTAATTTCTACTGCTTCTCCAATATTTGCAGCAGCTTTGTAAACATGAAATACTTCAGAACCATCAGTAGGTTCCAAAATCAATTCACCAGTATTAATTTGACCACCAACAGGCTTACCAAATGTTAAATAAGTTGTTTCATCAGTTGCCGAAGAAAACAACATTTTTAAATTGTCAAAAGTAGTTTCCGTCATATTCACAGTAATTTCAAGACGAACACCACCATCAACAACCCGAACAGGAGTATCACCATACAAATCAGATTTCAATTCATAAGCAGTTTGAGTAATGGAAACACTAACACCACCAAACGTATGACCAACATGGCGAAAAGAAACATCAAGTGGTCCCTTCCAAAACACAAAACAGGGACCGAGACTAATATTGTCACTATCAAAATCAGTTGCAAAAAGAGCCATAATTAAACCTCCTAAAAAAAGTTAAATAGTAGTTATTGTATTACAAAATCTACATCTAAAATTTACTTTCCCCTGTTTTTTTTCTATATCCCCTTCAACATATCCAACAATTGTATTGCAGACTTCCTCTGGTTTTTTCCAAAGGGGTCGCCCACATTGAGGACAATAACCTTCATTAAAAACAATTTCAGAACAACGATCACAGCATTTAATTTTCCCTTTACAAACCACTCTAACCATTTTGTATTTAAAGCTCATTACTAACTCTCCATATCAGTATAAACAACATGAGAAGTAATAGCAAATTTTAGAGTATCACCGAGAAATAATATCTCTAAGTAAAAAAGAAATAGTTTCTCCATAAATTCTTCTAGTAGGACTTCCTTCTAATGGACCTTCTTTTTTTCCATTACACATTACACTTAAAACATTAAAATTATCTGTAGAAAAAGAATACTTATCAAATAAATCATTTATTCTTTCAACAAGTTGGATTGCTTTAGTTTTACTAAGAGAAGATGATTGAAAAAAATAGGTAATATTACCTATTTGATTAGGATAAGACCAAGAAGAAGGTCTTTTATCTTGAAAAGAAGAGTAAAAAATAGCAGCTTCATATGTAGAACTAAAAAGTATATCAAAAGAAGGTTTCCAAGAATATATTCTATAATCAGAAGAAGTAGCTCCAGTTAAAGAAGTAATTGTTGCATCATATTTTAAAATATTTATTAGATGTTCACTAATTTCTAACATTTTACTAATCCTCATATTTTAATTTAAAATATACAGGTAATTTCTTCCTTCTCATTCTTTCTCTTAATTTTGCGGGTAATTCTTTTCTAAAATTCCATAAAAGCTTTCTAAATTCTTCACTTTCAATAACTGGTTTTATAAACGGTCTTGCTTCCATTTTTTCAGTACCTTCCTCTAAATAAAAAGCATATTTATCTACAGGAGTACCAGAACCACCTTCATCAACAACAACTACTCCATGATAACCATCACTTTTAAATTGAGCTAAATCTGAATCTGATTCTTCATCTATTTTTCTATCTACTAAACCAACATAATAAAGAGTTTCCCATTGCCAAGGTTCATTACTCCAAACACCTACTTCTACAGTATTTATTTCTCTAAGAACTCTGTAGTCTATAGATTCCATTAACAATCCAGAAAAAGACATTGGTGGATCACCATCAGCACTAGCAGTATGCTCTTTAATAAGATTGAAATCTTCATCTACATAAGCATATTTTCTTCCACTAGGAGTTGCTGTAGCTAAATGTTCTCTAACAGCCCTTACAATAAAAGAACCTATTACTGCTAATTCATCCCAAATTAACCATTGCATTTTAGAAAGAAGATCATCCATCCTTTTAAATAAAGCTTGGTCAAACTTAGATTTCATTAAAATTCCACTAAGTTTAACCTTTGCATTTGCAATATCTGAAGAATACATTATGTAACCTCTAGTGATAAAATAAATTCTTTATGACTATTTTTTGCTTTTTTAGGATTAAAAATTGGGGCACCACCTAAAACATAATAATAGATTCCATCCAACAAAATTCTATAACCTATTGCTATTTCTTGTGTGCTTTTAAAAAATCCATAATAGTTTCCAGTAATACTTTCACCACTAATAGGCTTCATATCAATTTTCATTGCAGATAAACCAGAAACAATTGGATGAATATAACAAGAAACACTTGTAGCAACACTACTCCAAGTTACTACAGAATTTCCATATTCATCAAAAGAGTTTCCACTTCTTTTATCAATATCACATTTCATAGTTAATAAAGAATTTATGCTCATATATAAAACTTTCTATATTTAGATAATGCAAAGAAGATATTTGGATATAAACCTTTAAATTTATCCAAATCTTTAGGAGACATTTTCATCCATTTATAATTCCCAATAGTTTCAGAAATCAAATTACCCTCTCCTGGGTTTATACTCCACAATTCAGAACACATATTATAAGTTAAATACTGTAATTCTGCATATTCAGAATGAGTATCATTATACCCACCATTCCAATCAACTTTTACATTCTTTAAATATCCATAATCAAATCCATAAGAATAAACTAATTTTCCTGTCTTTTTATAAAGAAAATAACCTATAGTATCATCATAATCAGTTGCTTCAGAAATATTAACACCACTAATTGTAAAACTTGTAATAGAATTTATTGGATAAGTAGGAAACCAAAATGTAGTTCCTTTTGGTGGATCAAAAATAGAATATTCTTCCTCTATATCTTCTTCATCATAAGAATAAAAATCTCTAGCTTTTAATTTTCTACCACAAAAATATTCAAATAAATTTGTAACATAATTTATTATATTTCTAATTTTATCAAGCAAATCTTCATCAAATGAATCTATTTCATTATTCATATAAAAAAAATAATCTTCATCAATAAAGGCATAAGGAGATAAAACAACAGGAATATCCATATTATTTCTCCACTATTTGTTCAAATATAAATGATTCATCTTTTATAATTTCTAGGAGTATTTCTTTTTTTATCTCTGGACTTTTTATCATTTTATCCATAGGTGGAGTTGTAATTGCTTTTTCCATAGATGTAGCTAAACCTCTAGAAATTAATGTATTAGCCATACTAGAATCAACATTAATAATTGTACTATTAAATCTTCTCACCAAATTTCTATCCAAAACTTTAATCAACATAAATATTTAATCCTTCTATTTGGGTATATGTTCAATAAAATGAGAAAAAAGCTTTCCTCCAATAGTATTTAAAATATAACCAACAATTACTATAGCAGTACCTATTTTAGCTATAGTAATATGTAATTTTTTATCAAAATCATTTGTCTTCTCCACCAAATTTCCAATTTTAACATTCATATCTTTCATTTCATTCTTATATATTTCATCTTTTTTTTCTAAAGTCAATCTTAATTTTTCTTCTATTGTTTCTTTCAATTCAGTAGAAACTATTATACATTTTTTTTCAAATTCATGCCATTTTTCATTATCATTGCTACGATCACTCCTAAATTCATTAAATATTTTAGCCATTCTTTCAGCACAAAAAGAATTTCTATTCTTACATTCAGTTAATATTTCTGTAACTTTTACTTCTAAAGAACTTAATCTAGAAGTTAAAACAGGAACACTTTCAGATTGTACTCTTAACTCTCTTATATCTTTTATTAATTCTTCAACAATATATTTAGTTTGTTCTTGATATTGAAGTAATAAAGTTAAAGCATTTTTAACACCTATATAATCAATATCAACCTGCCCAATCTTTTTTCTAAGTTCCTCCATTATTAAAATCCCTACCCTCCAATAGAATTTTCAATTTAGATTCTATTAATTGTAAGGTATCAAACCAACCTTCATACTTTTTCATTCTACTATTTAAATATTCACGGTTTATAGTTCTATGTTTATATAATGTAGCCCACATTAATAATTTTTCACTAAAAAAATCTACACTGAAAGGCTTTTTTAAAAAATCATCAATTGGTAAATTTATTAATCTAGGATCAAATAAATTGTCATAATAACCTGTACTAATTACAATAATAGAAGTACAATTTTTTTCTTTTGTTTTTTCAGCCAACAAAATTCCATCTTCAAAAGAATTACACAAATTTAAATCAAGTATAACAATAGAAAATATTTCTTTTTCTTTAATTAGTATTAATGCATCTTCTAAACATTTAGCACTTTGAACTTCAAATACATGCAAATTAATAATAACATTTAATAAAAGTTCTCTTAATTCAGTATGATCCTCCACTAAAAGAATAGACAACTTTTCCATTTCAAAAAATTCCCCCCTTATATTAACTAAGATCTAACAACTTAACTCTTACAAGAATATTATCCCAAACAAGTCCATCTGGATTAGTAGCATCATATACAACTATATATACAACATACGGTGTGTGTCTAGGTGGAAGATCTTCTTCATCTACATCTTTTAAAAATAAACGAATTTCACCAGTATCATAATCTACTTGATCCCATTTTACTACATCTGTTTCTCCATTATTTGAAGATAATGTTAAATTTAATTCTGAAAAATGTAATTTTATCTCAAAAACAGATTCTAATGATTGTGGTTGCAAAACTCCATCATCATCCTCAGATTTAAGAATTAAATCAATAATATTTTCATTTGACAAATAAATAGTTTCAATTGCCATAATTAAACCCCATATAAAAATAATTATTAGCTCAAAGAAACATCAAAATCTCCAACAGGAAATATTACAGAGTCACCAGCAATAGGAGTTTGATCTACAACTTGATCGTTATCATATGCTAATACATTTCCAGCATCTAATGTTCCACCATCAACAATAGCAGCACCTACAAGTTGTGACCAATTACCAGCACCAACAGTAGGAAATGTAATTGCATTTGCATTTGTTACAGCACTACCAGAAACCGTCCAAGCGGGAGAAGCACCACCATGTTTATTTACTAATACACGAGCATAACCAGTACCAGCTACTTCTTTTCCAGCAGTTGTTAATGTAGTATCTGTATCAGCACCAACAGTATCCAATAAAGCAATATATGTAGCTGGTTGTGAATAAGCAGTATTTCTAAACATTAAATCCAATAATTTATGTACTAAATAACTGGTAAATCCTTCACCATCAGAGGCATTAATAGAAATTTCAATTTCTTCATCTGCAATATTAGGTATATTTCCAGAAACGGGAGCAAAAGAAGCAGAAAAAGCACCATAAGCTAACATATTTCCAGCACCATGAGTTCCATTATCTAATACAGCATAATGAGTAATAGTTCCCCAAGCACCAGAAGCCTGATTAAAGGCAAGTGCAGCAGCTTGTACAACTTTTCTACTTGCAGCAGCATCAAAAGTAATTGCTTTTCTAGCATAATTATTAGAATTAGGAACCTCATTCATGCTAGCACCAGTACCAGCATCAGTAGGATCATCAGTACAAAGTGCTAAATAAATAGTTGCAGCAGGGGTATATGCCGTACCAAAAATATGATTCATTACAGCATTTTCAGCATAATTACTTAAAGAACCCATTTTATTCTCCTTTATTATTTCAAAAATTTTACTTAGAAACTATTGTCTTTTTTCCACTCCTTGAAGTAATACTTTTTCCTCCTTTTCTTCCTATAGATTTTTCACCTAAAACTGTTAATGAATCTGGGTCAATAATCATTCCCAATGCAACTAAAAGTAAAATCAAATCATTTGAAGTTAAAGAAGTTCCTTGTATATCTGCTAATAACATTCTTGTTACAGAAACTATAACATCTTCAGTAACAGAATCTATAACAATATTAGTATATAACTCTCTGTTAATAGTAACATCAACAACATTTGTAGATGTTAAAATATCTATTAAAACTAAAAGACTTCTTGTTAAAGAAACCACAATATCATTTGTTACACTAATTCCTAATATATTCGCTGCAAGTTCAATTGCCATTCCAAGTATAACTACAATATCAGAAGTAGAACTAAAAGACAAAATATTAACTGATAAATTTCTTAAAATTGTGTGAATAATATCAGAAACAGAACTGGAAGCAGAAATATTTGTTAATATATTTCTAGTAATTAAAGATATTATTTCATTTGTTAAACTTTCAACAGAAATATTAGTTAATAAATTTCTAGTTAATAAATAATTTATATCATTTGTTAAAGAAGATGTTTGAATATTAGCAGATAATTCACGAAAAGATGAATCAATAGTAGCTATTATTTCATTTGTTAAACTTTCAACAGAAATATTTGCAGATAAACCTCTAGTTAATAAATTTGTAATTTCATTTGTTAAACTATCTACTGAAATATTAGCTAATATATTTCTAATTAATAAATTTGTAATTTCATTTGTTAAACTATCTATTGAAATATTAGCTAATATATTTCTAGTAATTAAAGATATTATTTCATTTGTTAAACTAGAAATTAGAATATTAGTTAATATATTTCTAGTTAAAGTAGCAGATGGAAAAAAAACATCTTCACTACCCCATGATCCCCATGCTGGTTCAGTTATTCTCCAGTTTCGTATAATAACATCATCAAACCATACATCTTTATCATAAGTTGTATCAGCACAAGATAAATAAATTTTATCATCACTAGCACCACTATAAAAACTTGCACCAGACTTTATTTTTATATCATTCAACCAAATATCAAAAGTATTAGTAATAAAATTAAAATTATTTATTTCAAGTAATTGCCATACATCCGGTGTACAATCACTACCAGTATCATTCCTTACACCTGTCCAATAATTAACACTTTGATCGTTTGTACAATATACAATTGCGGCTTTGCCTGTAGCATTATAACAAACTTGTATAGAAGGACCATTTCCCACAAGAGCTTCTTTATAAAATCGAAATCTAAAAGATATATTGCTGTTTATTGGTTGAGGATATTCAAAAGTACCTATTGGAGCATAATTACATTGTGCAGATCTTGTACCAGTATAAGCTCTTATAGTTGAAATTTTTGCAGTATCAGAACTAATCCATGCAACACTTCCCCCATGTGTATGAATATGATCCTCATTAGCTCCCCATTCAAAATCATCAAAAAGAATAAATGTATTCACTCCATTATTATATGCACTAGCAGCAGCATTACCATAATACATATAAAATGTAGTATTTGTTATTCCTATTGAATCAAACTCAATCCAGATTGTAGCTAATTGATTAGGAGTAGTCCCTGATATACTTTCAATCCAGTAATCAAGTAAGGTTTCTCCATCACCATTTGTAAATCTAAGATCACTAAAATCAGTTTTACAGTTCCCACCACAATCAACATTTTCACCAGTAGCTCCAGATGATTCACCTACTAACAATTTCATTTGGTAATTTGTAACAGCACCAGAATCTCTAGATAAAGTAATTGATTTTCTATAATTCCAACTAGAAAGCCAAAGGTCCAAACTAGAAACTGGAATATTAGTTAATAGATTTCTAGTTAATAAATTTGTAATTTCACTAGATAAACTAACAATTGGAATATTAGTTAATAGATTTCTAGTTAATAAATTTGTAATTTCACTAGATAAACTAGCAATTGGAATATTAGTTAATATATTTCTAGTTAAAGTAGCAGATGGAAAAATAGATTCTTCACTACCCCATGATCCCCATGCTGGTTCAGTAGCCAGATATTGTCTGATTAAAGCCCAATCAACTTCAATGATAGCTCCATTATTGTAAGCAATTACGCTAGGAGACATATCTTGTGTGCTGATACACGATGTAAGCGTTACGGTGTTTGCATTGTTTATTAAAAATGTGACATTTGTTGTGGAATTTCTGCGAATATCTACAATGCACCATGTATCAGCAGCGGCACCAGATATTGCAGATTGAACGGTACATGCTCCAACGATAGTAGTATGTTTTACATTGAAGGTGGAAC